CTTTCTGGGGTCGATGGGCGGCAACTGCGGCTGTGGCGGCACGGCGGGTGCTGGACCTGCCGGGGGCGTGCCTTGTGGCTGCGGTTGCTGTCCAGGTTGAGCGCCAGGCTGCGGCATCGGCGGCTGCGCCTGGGCCTGTTGTTGCATGGCCATCTGCTGCTGGATCGCCAGCTTTTCGGCGTCATGCAGCAGCCGAATGCCGCAAATCTGCTTGATGGTGTCCAGGCTGAAGTGCTCGCACACGATCTCGCCGGACAGCCGCACCAGCTCGCGGGCGAAATACTGCACGCCACGCTGCATGTCCTTCAGGCGAACGCTGGAGAACCCGGCCTTGATCTTTTCCGCCGTGGCCGTGGTTTCCGGGTCGCTGGCGCCGCGCAGCAGATCATTGAGGCCGCTGATTTCCCATAGGTCTTGCTTGACCTTGTCGCGCGCCTCGTAGAGTTGCAGCAAGATGGCAGCGATTTGGTCCACCGGCAGCAGCTCCACCGCGCCCTTCAGGCCGCCCTTCTCGGCGAACGCCGCCCAGGTTTCCACCGGTGTGAGCTGGTTTTCGGTGCCGCTGCGCAGGATGTTCTGCAACGCCGGCACGCTGGCGTCATACACGCCCACCACCTTGATGGCACGCGTGATCGATGCGATGCGCTGGGTCAGGCGATCCAGCTCGGCGGCCTGGTCAGCCCACAGCGTGTAATCGGCAGTAGGAATGAAGCTGCTGGTAGCGGCGGTGGCCTGCAGCGGCATCGGGCAAGGGAAGAAGCCCTCCAGGCGCAGCGGATCGTCGCGCACGTCGAGCACATCGAGCACCGACTTGTGTACCCAAATGGCGCGCGCGGTGCGCTTGTCCCAGATTTCGTAAATCTTGGCCTTTTTCAGCGCATCAAGGCCCTCCTGTTCCTTGGAGACGCCTTCGGGCTCCTGGTCGAAGGGGACTTTGGCTGCCAGCTCTTCACCAAAGCGCTTGATGACCTCGTTCCGATCAAGGTAGGCGATGCGCCAGACGGCATCAACCTCCTGCCAAGTGCGAGCCACGGTGTGGCCGAAGTCCTGCCAGTGCACGTAGTCGAACTTGACCTCTTCCCAGTAGACCTCCTCGGCCGGCTGGGTGTCATCGGTGAGGCCCGCTCCATCCTGGCGCACTTCCTGCGCGCCGGTGACAGCGGCGTCACGCATATGCGGCAGGTAGCGCACCCAGGCGACGCCGCGGCCTGGCAGCAGCCGGTCCAGCACAGCCTGGCGCATGGTGTCGCCGAAGCCCTCTTCGCTGATCAGGTAGCCCAGGCAACGCTCCACCACGTCTGACGCGACGCGCCCAACCGGGTCTTTGTCCTTGAACCGACGCTCCACTTCGGGCGTCGGGTCTTTGGCGTACAGCGCCGGGCGCAAGGTCTGGATGTTGGACCAAAGCACGTTGTAGCGGACCGTGCCCGCCTCAGTGTCCTTGCGGTCGCCAGTGTAGCGCTCGACAATCTTCTTTCCGCACTTGACGAACTGCTCGGCCTTGCGCTCGTAGCGGTCAATCTCCAGAACCCAGCGCGCCTTCAGCGCAGCCCGGTCCAGCTCGCGCGCGGGCTTATCCCCGCTGGCGTCCTGCGACCCAGCAACCTGACCCAATGCGTCAGCCATCAGACGAAGATCAGCGTGCCTGCGGCCGTGGTCAATGCGACAAAGCAGCCGGTGCTGAACGCCACCGGAAGTGGATTCCAGCCGGCATTGATTACCAGCGCGGTGCCGATGGGGTTGGTGGTGCCCGTGGCCGGGTCATCGTAGATCGACATCGTGCCGGCGACGGAGGCATAGAAGCCAAGCACCGCGCCCTGCCCCACCTTGGCATTGGCGGATGCGCCAGCGCCATAGACCTTGGGCTGGCCAACCTGCAAATTTCCGAGAGACATGTCAGTACCCGTCACTTTCTTTCGACACGCCGGCATCGGCGGGCCAGAACAATTCGTTGGCTGTCATTTCGTGCAAAAACCTCGGCTTCTGCTTGACCTTGGTGGGCGGCTTGGCCATTTCCATCATCTGGCAGCCATAGCTGAAGGCGTCGCCAGGGTGGCTGGACCAGTCATGCACCGGCTCGCGGCTCATCGTGCGCGTCTCCTGGTCGTACTCGAAGCGCCAGGAGGTCAACCCCGATATGCCGTCCTCGCAGTGCTGCTCATCGAAGCGGCAGCGATCCACGATCCGGCGCGCGGCGTTGATGCGATCACTGATCTTGGTCTGCGGCACCACGCGCACGGTCTCGGCACCGAAGGCCTTCAGAAATCGCTCCATCGGACTGTGCTTGGTGGCAAACGTCTTGTTGCGCGCATCGTGCGGCAGCCATATCTGCCCAAGCTGGAATTGCCGCTGGGAGCAATATTCCTGCAGCTTGCCGATCCAATCGTCGGCGTCCAGGCCAGACTGTCCGAGGTATCCCACCAGGCCAAAGCCGTCCTGGCGCGGCTGCCAGAACCACCACGATGCGGTGTCCCGGAAGCCCAGGTCGGAGCTGATGCACACCGGCGCGCCATCGGGGTCGAACACATTACCCCGGCTGACGCGGCCCTGCATCTGTGCCCGGCTCATCCAGCGGCCCAGAACCGCGCCCAGGATCGCTGCATCGAACGAGCAAAGGTATTCCTGGTCGAACATCGCCTGACCCATCTCATCGCCGAATTCATCGACGTAGGCCAGCCGCTCGTGGCCCAGTTGCTCCTGGGTGAAAACACCTGTTTGCAGCGCGGTCAGCACCTGGGCGAAGGCATGCGGGTTCTTTTCCGCCGCCTTCAGCGTGCTGTGCGCATGGTTCTTGCCGCGCGGCGTAGTTATGAAGACCTGCCAGCCCCCGTTCTCGGCCAGGATCGGCCGCAGGTAGGCCCGCGCCGCCGGGTTGGCCAGCGCCCATTCTGAGTACACGATGCCGGCCGGCGTGGAGCCCACCAGGCTGTTGAAGTTGTCGGACCCCACCACCTGCCAGGTCGAGCCGTTCTTGAACTCGATCTGCATTTCCTGGTTGCGGGTGGTTTTGCGCAGCTCGAACGGAAATGCCTCATCGATCCGGCGCCGGCCGGAGTGCGGGTTCACCGCATCCCAGATCGCCTTACGTGCCTGGGAAGCCTCGGGCAGCATGTGCCAGTAGTTGGCCACCCGCTCAAACGCAGCGCAGGCGGCGCGGTGCAGGCTGATCTCATCTTTGCCGCTGCGGCGGTGCCAAACCAACTCGGCGTGCTTGCCGCCCTGTTCGAGGTAGGTCCAGGCGGGAAGCTGATAGGGCCGCGGCGACCAGCCGTTAGGCAGCCGGATTCGCGCCAAAGCGCGTGATCTCCACGGTTATGCCGCCGGTGTGTTCGGCGGTCAGGTCCAGCTTGTCGCCATACTTTTTCGGCACCAACTTGGACAATATCCACTTTCGCGCATCGACGCGCAACTTTGAACGCTGGATGTTCTCTCCGTTGGCAACCCAGCCGGCATCATCCTTCCCGAATCGCTCCATCCAGTCATTGTTGGCGTTGTCGGCGATGTCGATCAGGTCTTCTGCCAAAGCCTCCAGTCCGATTTGCTTCGCGCGCGCGTACTGCTCTCGGAAGTTGTCATTGGCGTTGAGCCAACGAAACACTGTTCCTAGCGCCGGCATATTTTCGTCACGGCAAACGCTGCGCAGGCTTTCGCCATCAGCTATTCGTTCACAGATCGAATCGGCTAAGGAATTGGTGAATCGCATGATGACTTCCCTGTCGGGTGGAGTCGGTGGTGGCCGCCGGCCTGGTCGAAGCCCACAGAGCAACATGGCTACGATTTGCGGGTGAGCAGGTTCCAGGCGGCCAGAAAACAAAAAGCCCGCACAAGGCGGGCTGGGGATTTACTGCGGAGTCGGCGAGACATCCGCAAGGACACTTGGCACAGACACGGTGTCTGGAGGGTTCCCATTATGCCGAATTTGCGGGACCATGCAAGCGCCAGTTGTTGGCGAACATCCGCAGCCCTGCCAAGTGCGTGTTCATCCACATCGTGCCGTTGAGGCGCCACATGCGCTTCACCGCAGCTACCGGAAGCCGGCCCGGTATGTACTCAGCCTGCAGCACGCGGCCGTATTGCAGCGGCACGCGCAACAGGGTGCGCTGCACGTCAATGGCGCTGAAATCCGGCATCAGCACCTCGCGCGGCTCGCGCCTGGTCTCGGAGTCTCGGGGCGGCACGTAGCGATGCTCAATGCTGGCGCAATGCTGCTTTTTCCAACGGTCCATGGCCCAGCGGCCATAGCTCGTCAGGATGCGGTCGGCTTCTTGAAGGTCTGACGGGATTCTCATTCTGCAGGCATCGGTGTGGGTATCGACGGGCGCAGCGCCTCTTGAGCAAAGCGCAATGACGCCGGGTTGATGCGGTCGCCGGCACGATCCCTATCCAGAATTCGCCGCGCCCAGGCCTTGTGATCGATGCCACCGGAAGCCAGGGCGGCACGGACGGGCGCGAGCTTGGCCAGGACCAACTTCAGGCGCTCTGGATCAGCGGGAGGCGGGGGCAGCGCCGGCACATTCGGCATCGGGGCACGCCGGCAAATAGCACTAAACGCCAATGCCGTGGGCGGCTTCTCCGGATCGAGATTGGCGAGCCCGAATGCGATGGCCGCGGGGTGGTCCTCGAAGCCATCCAGTTCCGTGGCCCAGTCGTGCTTCACCGCATCTAGATCGAGGTCGCGCCAGCGCGCTAGGAACTGCTGCCCGTATGCCAGAGTCAGCTTCTCAAAAATTCGATCAACCCAGTCCAATCGCAGCATGCTGGCCTCCTCCGGTTTCTGCATCGATCACGGTCTTGGCGCGTAGCGCGGGGTCGGCGATCCCAGGCACGGCGGCCATGGTCCTGGCTTTCTGCTCCGCACGCCATCCGGCATCACCCTGGCTCGCGCCGGGGCGCTTGCGCTCCTCGGGCTTCAGCCATTCGGCCTCCAGCCCCTGCGAACCCCGCCGGCACCAGACGCGCAAAAAATCCTCCAGCGGCATGTCCGCCTTTTTGGCCTCGGCCCGTGCACCCTCCAGCGCCGTGGTGGTGACGGGTGCCCTCTTCGCCTTCCGCAGTTGCAGCCAGTCCTGCCAGACCTGGTCATCGACATCATCGGGTTTGGGGAAGGCGGGTGCGCCGCGCTTGCGCGTGCGCTTCCCCCCGACTACGTCTCCGACTACGCCTTCGTCTACGACTCCGAATACGGGCGCAACTGTTTTCAGTTGTTTGCAACTGTTTTCAGGTGTGCGCAATGGGAATTTCGGCTCCGAGCGGGCAGACCAGCGTGTATCCAGCATCTGCAGGTAGGGTTTGGCGGTGACTTCGTAGAGAGCGATCAGGCCGGCCTTCTCGCACGCAGCGATCCAACGGGCAATGTCGGCCTCACGGACACGGTCAAGCCGTAGCGCGTAGAGCTGGGAACGCAGGATCGCCGGCCGGGCATCGTATAGCCCATAGTCGTCAACCTTGCTCATCAAACGCCGGTAGAACACCTCGGCCGGTGCATCGAGTTGATCGACGCGTTCACTGGTCAAAATGTCCTCACGGAGTAACCTTGTGGGCATTCAGCAGGCCTCCCACACCCGAAATCCGGCGCGGCGCTGCTCGATCCCGTCAATGTGCTGCACGCGCGCCATGCCGCCCGATGCCAGCTCCGGCATGCGGCGGTCAACCTGCACCACCGTCAAGCCGGTGAAGGTGAACATCTGCTCAGCAGTCATGGGGCCATGCTGACGCAGCGCAGCCAGAATCTTCGCCCAGTGGCCGCCAGCGAAACGCGCGGCCCGCGCTGCGGCATCGTGGCTGGTGGTGGGGTCGGTGCGGCGCGCGCGCGGTGCGGCCAGGGGTAAGGCGAGCTGCATCATTTTTCAAACGCCCGAAGCTGGTTGATTGCAGTTGAAAGCTGCTGTCTGCTGCTGCGCGTACTCGCCAGCACCTTGCGCGCAGCAGTAAGCACCACGATGTATTCGCGCGTCCGCTGAATGCTGGCGCTGTTGATGGCGGCGGGCACGGTCCTGCAAAGGTCGTGCAGCACCAACGCCAGCTCGGCCTTTTCTTCCGCTACGCTGTCCCGAATGGCGAAGTCGCGGTATGGCTTTCGTACAGGGGGGGGGGTAGTGTGTCCAAACAGATCGCTCATGCTGTCACCCTTCCCGCCAGGAGCTGGCGCATCAGTTTGTTTTCCGCCTCAGCGGCGGCGGCACGGGCATTCGCCTCATCGGCCCGGCGCTCGGCCTCGGACTTGATCAGCATCAGGGTGCAGCCGACCTGGTAAGCCAGCCACTCCATGTAGATGGTGTTGCCGACAACGGCGCAGAACTGCTGCACCAGGTCGGCCTGGAGCGTGGCGGCCCCGGCTTTGATGCGCGAGAAATAGCCGGCGTCGAGACCCAGCGACAAATAGATTTCCTTGTCCTCCAGGCCGGAGGACTGGACAGCGAGCGCAAAGGCAGCCGCAGCGGTCTTCTGGCGCCGAATCAATTCCAGCGGCACTTCGTTGCGATCTGCCGGCCTGGATAGCGCGAGTTCGCCCTGACCTTCAACCGGCAACAAATCATTTGACGGCACTTGACTATCCCCCTAGAGCCAAAAAAAAGAGACTGGGCACATGTCAACCATCAACCTCAGCGGCCTCTTCCAGCTCCAGCGCCAGGTAGTCGTGCTCGAACTGCGCATGCGCGGCCATGGCCTCAGCGAACGGGTTGGATTCACGCATGGGCAGTCCCAGGGCGTGGGCGTCGCGCGCGAGGTCGCGGATGATGGAGCGGGAAACGATGGGTTCCATTCAGTGCCCCTGCTCCACCACCGCGACGGCTTCAACCAGTTCCGGCCAAATGGCCTGCCAAGTCTTCTGGCAGATCATTTTTCGGGTTATGGCCCCTCCAGAAATGCCTTCAATGCGCGACGCTTCGGCGGCGCTCATGTCCCTTCGGCCGGTGAGGCATTGGTAGAGATATTGCTCGTTGATCCCGGCCTTTTCGGCCCAAGATCGCCGCTCTTCCGGGGTGATTTGTTTGCTCATGTCGAAAATTCTAGCTTAAAACTAGATTTAGCGGTGCTTTTTGCTAGATTTTTTTTCTAGCCATATGCTCGAATCCGGGAATGGCCATTCAAGACATCTGGTTCAGCAACCTTCGTGCGCTCGTAGAGAGTGAGGGAAAAGGCGACAAGCGCGCCGGATACCGCGCAATTGCTGATGCAACCGGCCTGTCGGAGGAATATGTTTACCAATTCGCCGAGAAAAAGCTCAAGCCTGACGGCAAGCCGCGGGAGATCGGCAAGAACGCCGCAAAGAAAATCGGAAAAGCTTTTGCCCAGGGGCGCCCAGACGACTGGATCGATCACGTTCAATCGCTTAACACGGCCAACTTAG